GTCGGTAATTTTGTATTTCTAAAAAAAGTTTGGGGTTTTTCGTGGTTTTGGTTTGTAAGGGGTTTTTTTTCTAGGCCGAGGTGTTCTGCTCTTGCGTGTTGTTGTTGGGTGCGTTTTGCATTGAGGTAATGGTTTCCGCGGGTTGCATTGCACTTCTTGCATGAGCCACATAGGTTCTCGAGGTCATCTGTGCCTCCTCTATCTACCTCTATGAGGTGGTCTGCTTCAGTGCTGGGTGCTTTGTGGCACCAGTGGCAGATGGGTTCGTTCTCTAGGACTATGCGGCGGTTGCGCATGAATTCGGGGCTGTTGCGTTTGGTCATGGTGGTTTTCCTTTGGTGTGTGTTGGTGATGTTACTAGCGCCCTCGCAGGCTCGGTTGCTCTCAGTGCGTGACGGTCTCTGAGGTTTGTGCCCCCCACACTTCCAGCAAGTAGCTGAGGCTGCCGGAATTGTAAGGACGGACACCATCGCCTTGTTATGTCGTTAGGGAACGCTGCACTGGCGACTTACCCCCACAACCTTTCAGGTATGTCATCTTGGGTGATAGGGTGCGCCAGCTCTACCCTACTTCCGTAGTGTGCATACCAACACAGTGCAATCCCGTATGTGGCCGTGGTCGTATTCAGTTGTAGATCATGCTGGCTTGGGAGGTAGGAACGGACTCTGGCCTGAGCACTCCGTAGGCATTTCCTCACTTAGCCTCAGTCTTTAGGGCGCTCAAAGCCCAGATTATGAGGTACCAGCTATTTAGTTCTTGCGTACTCTTTGAAGTATTGCAATGCCGATGGAGATTAGCAGGGCATACCAAGCCAGGAGCATCATCTGACGCGGCCAATCTTTGAGCGGTGCAGTGCCTCAACATTCTCTTCACCATAGGCGGCGAGGATAGTGGGCATATAGATACCGCCCTGGTCAAACTTCATGTTGTACGGCAGTCTCATGATTGCGTCACAGTCATCCCATAATGAGCAGAAGGCTCGAGACTTAGATGTAGGTACTAGACAGATGCCATGTTTGTGTGCCATAAAGCGTTGGTTCCATGGTGGGATATTGGTGAACGGTGGATTCATCCACACATTGCCAAACCATTCACTGGTGAGGCCATCAGTCTCTTGGGTGTAGAACGCCTTAGCTGGTGTGTGCGGTGGGCCTCCAGGTGGGCATGCCACATCAAGGTCAAACTCCACGCCTAGGGCATCGAAAAGCCATGTGGGTGTCCAGTAGTCATCTGAGGTGTTGTCTGTCTGTGGCATTGGGAACAAATGCGGTTGGATGCTCATGCTCATACTGTCGCCAGTCTTTCTGCAATGAACCCAAGGTCGGATGGTCGCCACAGGTAGCACTCAGCGTGAGGGTGCAGGGTTCTGAGCCAATGCAGCTGCGCTTCTGAGGCTTTGCCTTTCTCTGTTTTAAGTTCGGCATAAATCAGCCCCTTCTGCTCATGTGCCATGCAAAGGTCTGGATAGCCAGGTGAGCCTCCAGTGATGATGTTGCCCCTTGGTGTGCGCATAGGTGCCTGGTGGTGTACGAGCCAGCCATATTGGTATGCCAGTGCTTTAACTTGGGCTAGAAATGAGGCTTCTGATATAGGAATCATTTGTCTTTTCCTAATAGGAATCCGCACATGAATAGCGAGGTGCACATGATCAGCATTGTGAGAAGGTCAACCATTAGAAGAGCTCTTCAGTTGTGTCGTAGGTAGGAGCTGGTTGTTCGCCTGCTTTGAGGCTGTCAATATAGGCACTGGCCTCGCGCTTGCTGAAGCTCTGAAGATTTGCCGGCGGTACCTTACCCATGCTCTTGCACACGGCACGAATCATGTTCTGCTGTTTATCGCTGGCAAGGTTGCTGTTCTCAGTGATCTGAGTGTCGCCCTGCATCCTTTGAACTTTGCCCATCTCTTCACGACTTGGGCGTTTGGCAAAGTCTGAGCCGCTAAGCCCAGCGTTAGCTAAGGCTCGCCCAACCGCACCTGTTTCGCAGTTCTCAAGGTGACTGGTCTTATTTACATTGCCTTGGCCACGCACTTCTTCTGCCCAGCCAGTAGCAATGATTTCATCATCAAGCCACAGCTCACATTTGAATACACAAACATCAGATAGGTAATGCACTAGATCAGTAATGATGCGTGCATCAGGATGTGCCTTGAGGAAACGATCAAGTCTGCTGGCCACTGGCTCATAGTCGTCAAGATTAAAGCCCACGGGCATGCTCCTTTTCTAGGCGGTCTAGTTCAGCATTGCAGTGTGCAAGTGCTTGTTTAAGCACAATGATTTCCTGCTCCCTGGCATAGAGAATGTCAGCTACATCATCGTTATGGGTGTACTCACTCATCAGCATCCACCATCTGGGCGCTCGAGATGTAGGAAAAGCCCTTAGATGGCCCACTGTCATTCATAGATGGGTGCCATTGGTGTCTGATGGTCTCAGCGATGTTCGGCAAAGCATGAAGCGCACCCACGGCTTCAAGCACCAGGCTCGATTCCTTAAAGCGCAGCTCAAGCGCCAGATTATGGCTGAGGTTGGTTAGTTTGGCGATTAGCTCGCCTATTGATGTTTCCATTTGTTTCCTTTGTTATTTTCCTGAGGTGGCGCGCCAATGATTTAGGCCGCCATTCTTGTATAGGTACCCAGCAACTTTGACATTGCATTTAGGGTCTAGCAGGGCTTTGATCACATCCTGTTTCTTACAGACAGCGCGTGTCACAGTAGCCCATGAACCCTGAATCTGAAGAAGCCCAACATCAGGGCGGCCTGTTGATTTGCGCATTGGCGAAAGGCTTGAGGGATTGCAGCGGCTTTCTCGATAAGCGATTCGGGACATTGCCGGCACGACTTTGGCAGGGAAATGCTGAGCCAATAAGGGTTCCCATTTGGGACAGGATTGTGCAGATGCACTTGCGTGGCCTGGTGTGGATAGAGAGAAGATGAGCGTGAGAGCCATGATGAGTTTCAGCACTTGTCCAGTTCTGTTGGCGGCCCCCATGAATGCCAAGACTGTGCACGCTGGCACACTTGGGAGTATTCAATCAGGCCTGTGGATAAATCTGTGAAGATTTGAACCATGAGTAATTTGTCTTTAGAGCGTAGAACGGTATAGCCCCAATGGGCAGGTTCTTGGCTCATGGTCTATTGGCCATCATTTTGAGGAACAGCCAGCAACTGACCCATCCCATGATGAAACTGTATATGAACTGGGTGTCAGTCATAACAGCCCGTAGCGATGTCAAGACCAAAGCGCGTTATGGCACATACCATGCCCTGAGAGCCCGTTGAGAGCTCGCGTCTGATGCCTAAGTCCTGGATGAGACCTTGGTTGCGTAAATCGGCACAGCGCTTCCAGTAGCCGTTTATGGTGTGACCTCGAGAAGCAGCTATGGAGGCTGCCTCTTCGTCTGTGAGACCGCTGATGTTTCCAGCGTAAATAGCAAGAAGGATGCCACGGTGACTTTTAATGCTGATTGGTTTTATCTGGCGTGAGGTGTCAGGGTCTGAAGACCTAAAGAGTGGCATGTCAAACGGCATATCGAAGATGATCTTGGGCATGTTGTGTTTCCTTTGTGGTTGGAGTCATTTGAGTGACTAGATCTCACTATACACAAAGGGCGAAGTCAGTGGTGGATTTCCCAATGGAAACAAAGAAACCCACCACCTAGCCCCAGCCACGCTCAAACGAGCTGGGAGTTCTTACGGCTTGGGCACACTACGCCATACGGCTTCATAGTCTCCAGGCGACATGTCAGCATACTTGGGTGCAAGTTCGCAATGTATCCAAGTGCCCTTTTGTGAGCCACCGTTGTCTTCGGCTGTCCAATCCTTCCAGCCCCTGCCAATACGCCATCCACGCCCCCAGGTCTCACAGCCTTTCTTGGTGATCCCTGAATAGTCATGAACCTCCTCAAGACCAAGGGCAGCTGCATGTTGAACGAACCACAGAATGGCCTCTTTGCCTGCTGCCTTGTCTGTCCCGTAGGAAGTGTCTAGTGCCCTTGCGGTGCTGTGAACGCTCATAGAGCCTGGCTTGCCTTTGATGTCTCGCACCACCCAAGTGCCCAGATTCTTGAAGCCCCATCTTTTGTTGCAGAGAAGCACGAAGCGTTCTGTGCCTGGTCGTTTAGCTGTGGCTACGCCATCAGAGGTGCCGGTGTATTTGCTCATGGTTGTGGTGGGTCTTTCGGTTTGTCTTTAAGGCCGTTGCCTGCGAGAACTCCTAGAAGCCCCCCTGTGAGTGTGGCCAGCATTGGTGATAATACTGCCCACGCAGATTTGTCATTCTCTGAGACATCTAGCGGTTGTGTTACAAATAGCAATCCGAAGAGCAGAGCCAAGATGGAAACAAGAAACGCAAGTGTTAATCCGATGGCAACGATAAATATAAGTCGCGCTTTGATTTCTTCGTTGCTTAGTCTGTTTTGTGGTTTCATACGCATTTGCCTCCTGTGCCGTATCGCTGTGTTGCGGTTGTTGGGGTGATTGTTTCGGTTACGCCGCGCAACGCTTTGTTTTTGGTTGGTGGGCAGTTGAGGCGTTCACGGTCTGCGCAAGCGGTGAGCGATGCGCAAATGACCAATAGAATCAGGCTTTTTCGCATTATGCAGGGCCAATATCTTCAACAAGCAAATAGGCAAATGAAGTTGCTGAACGCTCGGCTGTGTTTGTTCCACCGCTACCTTCCAACGTTGAAACAAGCACTGTTGCACCAGCGGTAAACGTTTTGACAAGGCTCATTGATTGCCCTTGACCGTAAGTTCCACTTACAGTAACGATTGACGATTGTTGAACTGCACCGCCAATAGTATTTAATCGTATTCTCATCGTCACTTCACTTTCTCCAGTGGTTCGATACATCTTTGGCTCAAAATAAGTAACGCGGTAGTAACGATTAGCAATTGCAGTGAAACTTGTTGTTGTGAGTTCTACTTCTTCTGATGTGAAGTTGTCGGTTGCTGTTGCTGTGCCTATTGCTACTACGCCAAAAGGGAACTGGTTACATTCCTGAGCCGTTAAAATCTGGCCCGATGTAAAGGTGTCGTTAGGTGAAATTGCCATGTTGTGTCTCCTTTAGAAACTGAGAAGGTTGTTGTCGAGCGTTCCGAAGATTGCATCGTCAAGGGTCAGGTATTGGTTGCCGTCCGTACTTTCAAAAGTGTACGAAACAATATGAGACCCTGGAACGATTCGGTGTTCAATTCCTGAAGTGATCAGGGTCTGCGATTCTGTGAGCGGGGTTCCGGTGTTGTAGTCCTTTTGGACTGTCACGATTGACGTCAGGTCAATGGCAAAGATGGTTGCCCATTGTGCGGAAGTAAGAGCTGCAAGTTCGCATGAGACGCCTGTGAAGCGGACAACGGGGTTGCGGTATTTACCAAGAAGGTACGCGCCGAGACCGTTGACTTCTGAGGTCGTGGAGTTGAGCAGACTAAGAAGGTTGTAGTTCTGCGCCTGATACAAAGAGATTGACGTCGAGTCGGAATTTGTCTGTGCAGCGCCTGCGGGCGATTGAGTGACAATGTAGTTGTAGAGCAGTTCTGATCCGTATTGGTTGACAAGGCTCATATATGGAATGCCTGTGCCGTTTGTGGTGAAGGACGCGCCTGCGACGGGGTTCAGGACGCTAGACCTTCCCTTGAAGGTGAGGGTGCCGTCGGCTGAGGTGTAAAGGTAGCCCTGTTCGGAGGTGTTGACTTGCTGAAGATAGTTGAGGACGTTTGTGTCCTGAGAGACCGCGTAAGCCCCCAGAGTAGAGGTTCCTGTACCGATAGACCTTGCGCCCTGATAGGTGACCTCTGGACGGTCTAGAACGGCGTCTACGCGCAACCCTGAAGTCTGTGCCGACGGGGTAAAGGCGTTGAGTTGCTGATTTGCCAGAGTTCCGAAGGTGTCAACGCATCGCGCAAACATTCTGCCCTGATTGGCGTTCTGGTAATCCAAGTCCCAATCCTCGACGAAGCCCGTGTAAATCGGGGTTCCGTTGGCGTAAATGATGATGGGTGAGCGAGGCAATACAAACGGGTAGTAGATCGAGGCGGTGTTGAGTGGGTCAAGGATGCGGGAGTTGTTGTTGAACACGACCTGTGCGGTTCCTGCGTTGAATTGGTCAAGTTGGCGGTTGCGTCCGCGCTTGATGTTGACCGACAGAACGAGCGAGGTCAGGTCTGCGTATGCCAGACCGCCGAGGGTGCCTGTGTTGAGTACACCGTAGACGGCGTCGTTGAGTTGGAAGGGTTGACCGAATCCTGTAGTTGTCTGGAATCCGACAAGGACTTGGTATGTGGGGACGGTCATTACAGTCCCGATGCCGGAGCGAAGACAACGCCTGAGTTGCGTTGTGCTGCGAGGATGGCGTCGATGATGTCTTGACCGACTGTGGCGGGCGACGAGATGAGTCCTGCGTCGATGTTGAATGTGACGTTGCTGAAGTCAACTCCTGCGAGACCTCCCGCCATTAAAAAATCTCCGGAGCCTCCTGGCATTGCCGACACAGGTGGTTCAGCGTTGCGAACTCTGCTCGGAGCAGCAGGGATAGTTGCAGGCGCTCCGCCTGCTGCGCCAGAAACAGTTGATCCGGCAAACATTGCTTCGGCTTGTTGCGTCGAGACGGGACGATTAGACATCGGGTTCTGCGCCGTTAACTGGTCAAAAGTTGGAAGACCTTTAACT